GTCTCAGAGGACAAGATCGTTTGCTGAAGTAGTAAATCAACAAGCGACCCCAATTTGTTCTGAAGATGGTGCGGGTACTGCGCGATCCAGGCAGCCTTAAAATAAGGCCCGCTGGCCGCACCCCACAATCCACCATCTGGCCCGGTAACCGAAGAAAGGATAGCTCCCCAATATTTACCCATCCACTGGCGTGGACGGATAATAGAAAGGAAGCTAGCCATATCTCGAATAACGCGAGTGGGAAAGACGTAGTCACGATTCAGGGCATCTTGAATCAACACTACGAGCAACCGTGGATTACGAATACAGGCAAGGATGAGCCCCGGACCCATAGGAGATAAATCTCCCAAATGGGGGTGGACCCACCGCTTGGCAAACTCGAGGAGTCCAGACTCCATTTCGAATGATTTCGATATGTTAATCTGGACGCCCAAGTCTGTCATGAGAGCGTGGTAAGCCTTAGCTACAGCCTCATCGGCGATGATAACATCATCTCCGAGAAGGGCGTAATGGTCAAACCAAGTATCATACCCGACCCGCCGCGCAGCTACCTGAACCAGCAAGTGGTGCGAGATAGCTAACATGGCCCAAGAGGACAATGCCCCCATGGGCTGGCCAACGGAATAGAACGTAGGTACTCCTCGGAGATACCATGGACGCACTGTTAAGAGTTTGGCCCAAGCACCAGCCCAAGAGACCCCAAGGGCCTCTAAGAACTGAATCTGGACCAAGACTGGTAGTCTATCCGTCGCTGCTGATAAATCGAAAGAGAAGACCTTAGCCCCGGAAGCCCGGACATACGCTAAGAGACGATGGACAGGAGCCATTTGATTAAATGTCCCGTCCTGTGGGAGAAGTTTAAGGATGTCGAAGAGACCATCGTGCAGGGGACGCAGGAGAACCTGAGTCCACCAGTCCGTGATCGCTACGACCCGTACCTTCCCCCGCGCCTCGAAGAGTGTGACTAGGCGACCGAGATACTTAGGAAACTTTCTCGAGATAAACAGCACGAAAGCCAGAGGTGAACTCACCATAATCGTGAACAAATTCCAAGTAAGTAGAACATACGCTCTCTGAGCCCATGCCACAACCAACCAATGGTACCACGTAAGTGGATCCCGAAGGAAGGCGATGGCGTCAAGGCCAAGAGACCACGTTGAGTGCTTACCGTTTGGACCTGCGGATTCCGAGAGGTAATCCCAGGACACCTTCGCGAGAGTTAGACCCCGAGGTAATAGGCGAACGGCCTCACTCACTTCCCAGTATGGGAGTGTGGCGCAAATCCCCGAAAAGGGACCAGTCAC